TGTATTGATATTTTCCAGGGTATATGACTGAGCGAATGTCGTGCTGGTATTGATAACAATATTACTGACGTAAACTGCCATGGTAAAGTTGGTCTTTAGAAGTATTTATGTCAAACCAGAATCGAGAAGACCAAAACTACTGACAACTTCTTGCTGCTTCAAATAAAGTTTGCAGTAAGATTTGGCACATTCTCTTAACTCATCAAGATTTAATTCATCAATAAGCCTAGAATGTTTTTCATACTCAAACATTCTAGTCATTGTTTCTAGTTTGATGCTGTTTGGGTCCATTGATAATCTCCATAAGTAGGGACTTAATTTCACTGATATCTTGTTTTAGACCATCTATTTCTTCTCTTTGTCTCCTTCTTTCCGACTTCATTCTAATGTACTCATTATATTGTTGAGTATCATTATTTACAATGGCACCTGATTCTTCACGAAACAGGTGCTTATGTCCTTCAACTCTCATAATTATCAAGCAAGGGCAATTGCTCTGAAGTCCTTGAATCTAGGTGCTTTTGCTTCATTGGTTCCGCTCATAACAACCTTGATTCTGAATCCAGTGAACTGTTCCAATTCATCAATACTGAACTGATACTCGGAGAACTCGCCGTCTCTGTTGGAAGAAACGAATGCGTCTGCTCTACCGCTATTCTTGGTTTCATCGATTATTGTATCTCCAAAACCGTCACCGTCAGTATCTCTTAAATTATCGTAACCTGGGAACAGTTCGAATGACTGCTCCACATCACTAGAGTCTGCTCTAAAGAGTTGATAGAGAACTCTAAAGTCTGCAGAGGAGTGTCTATACGCACCAATCAGAACCTTCAGAGAAGTTGCTGGTTGTCTCAACATTACTTTATTAGTGACGTAGACTGCAGAGTGCGAATCTCCTTCAACCAACTTGACATCACCATCAAATGTGTAATCCTCAACTGGTTTGTTGAGTCTATTTCTACCATAAACGATAGCAGAGTTTTGTGTATCAATAACAGGTGAAAGGTTTGAATCTAATGAATTCAGTGTCAGACCAACGGTGAATGACTTATTCTTTGGAAGATCTGTAAGTCTTGTAGACTCATTTCTTTCGGATGCAACAAGTCTTGGTGTTGGGAGTTCGTTTTGATTATTAATCTCAACAGACTCAAAACCTTGATCCAAGAATGATGTCTCAGATCCACCAACACTGGTTCCAGAAACCGTTCTAACCTGTGCGGAGATATTAGTTGTTTCTCCAGGAGTTATAACGTTAAACTGTGGAATGACAGTATTGAACTGAATGTTTCTGGAAGCGGAAGCATTCTTTCCACCAACTGAATTCTCATCAGTGAAACTGAGTTGAGTATCGCCAGATCCTCTGGGACTACGATCAATTTGTAGATAGTACTTATCAAGATCTCCTGCTGCCTTCAGAGTTGTGTTGTTTGTCAAACTATGATTTCTGTTGATTCTGGTAAGTGATACACCATTCAACTCATAAGGATAAACTCTGTCGTCAATAGAGTGTGTTCTAGTAATGCTACTATCAACACCTCTTGTACCAATACCAAGAGTTCCTGCTCCTCCAGAACCAGCAGTAATGCTGTTGTAGAAGATAATTTCATTATTAATCTTCAGATATCCAGTTGAAGTTGAGATACCTTCGAAGGTTGCAAAGATTGATGTATTTGCAACAGAAATTGTAGTATCATTGATACTAAGAGCAGCATCAAGTGTTGTTGGAATTGTATTTGGTTCAATGTTAGCAAGCGTCAAGACATTATTGTCTGCGTGCATACCATGGTTGAATTGAGTAACCTCAATAACTCTACCATCGTAAAGATCACTTACTGTCGCTGAAGAAAGGATATCAGTATTGGCATAAGAAACTGCAGTCGATCCATCATAAACGACCAGATCCTGATTTGCAGTGAGTTCTTCACCCTGAACGTTAGTCAGATACAGAGTATCAAATCCATTCAGTAAGTTAACTGAGATTTGTGCTCCAGATCCCTTGACAACGTTACTTGTGGTAATACCAAGAACATCGCCAACTACATATCCATTACCAAAAGTTGTAATGTGAGGATTTCCTGTGAGAGCACCGCCACTGAATGTGACAACACCAACAGCACCAGTTCCAGAACCAGTGATGGAGTAGAAAGGTACAGAACTGAAGGTTCCGTCACTGTAACCTGCACCGACCAGTGAATTAACCAGGTTACCTATTCTTCCACCAACCTGTTCGATGTAACCGTGTGGTCCACCTGCAGTAGTTGTATCACTGACCTTTCTACCAACAACCAGTTCAGAGTTCAGAGCAGTTGTGGTAGTAATACCAACTCTCAACTTTCTTGGAAGTGTTCTGATAGGATTCTCTGGAAGATCTGAAGATGCCTCATCAACACCAAGAGTTGGGTTATAGAAGTATGCGGTTCCAGAAGTCGTTGCAAACTCTGCCTTATAAAGTTTGAACTTGAGATCTTCAAACTGGTTTGCAGTCCAAATAGTCCCGTTTTGAGACTTGAAGAGACTTCCACCAACGTATTGCTTGGTTACAATAACGCTTTCTGCATCTGGGAGAGTTGATGTGTTAACGGTCTTCTCACCCATTCTAGCAATCCAAGTCTCATAATTATCGGAATATGGTGAGAGGATTACAACTGCATACTCAGTATCTGGTTGCAGATATACTGGAGATGGGAATGTAACTCTAGTAGCAACAGAACCATCAGTTGAAGTATTGACTTGTGAAGGTTCTAATGTTACGCGAGCATAGTCTGCTACAACCTGATTTGTTGGTGTACCCAACTCAACAGTTCTAATCTCAACTGTTACCTTTTCATTTTCATCTTTGTTTCCAAAGAAAAGATCTAAGGAAGTAAGGAATGCGCCAGTTTCATCGACAGTAAATGACTGAGCGAGAGGATCCCTTCTAGCAGGTCTAGCTGGGGGTGCTGGCGGTGGTGGTGGGGGTGGTCTTCTTACAATAACTCGTGTCTGTCTGTAAGTATCAACTCTACCGCTGGTACTATAGGTTGTTTCACCACTACTAATCAGGAGACTTCCTGGCAGTGGTTCAGCATTTGTTGAACTAGAAGTCAACTTGAATGTCTTAGACCCTGTAGTGAATCTTAGAGGAGGCAGTGGTGTAGCAAGTGGATTTCTGAAGAAGAATGATCCAAGAAGATCACCAAAAGTATCTGTTACCAGTTTAATTTCAGAAACCGATGCTTGTGCTCCACTGGTCTGACCGAGAAGAACCATGCCAACGGTCAAGTATCCGTTGAATCTACCAACAACTTCATCAGAGAGGGATTCAATATCAATATTCAGTACAGTAGATGATGCTGAGTATGAAGATGATAAGGTTACTGCCTTATTATATGGATTCAGTGAAATTGTGGTTTCTGGATCATCGAATGGACCAGACTTATGATTTGGTCTAACAACTCTTCCACTAAAGAGTCTTGTGCTACCAATAAATCCTTGTACGGTCTCTCCAACACTAAATGTGCCAGAGGTCATTGAAATTTGAATCAGTTTTGGAATAATATCAATTCCACTTGTACCATCGAAGAATGGATAGTATCTTGTGAGTGGCTTGAGACCTGAAGCAGCAAACGTTACGTTTCTGGATCTGATGTGTCTGTCAGGTACGCTAGAGATTCTGACAGTTTCAACAAATGAACCGTCAAAATCGCCAGTGATAGATCTTTCGCCACCATTGACATAAATGTTTCTAACCCAGTTATCAGATGCTGGTGTCAGTTGAATTGTACCATTGAACTCAATCATGTTAAATGGATTGACGTTCTCAACTCTAGAAGCGAGAGGTTGTTCGATCCATCCTTTCTGATCGTACTTCAGTGTAATCAGATCTCCAGTCTTCTGTACGTTAGAATCTAAGAGGTCAAGATTTGCTGAGAAGTCTGCAGTTGTTGCATCAATTGTAGTCTTGAGTGCGATTTCTGGTTTGATAGAATAGAAATCGATAGGAGAGAGTAATTCCTTCTTCTCAGTATCTACGTTTACGGTAGAAAGTCTTCCATCAAGTCTTGCTACGTCCTTGTAGTCGTCAACAAAGAAACCAGACTTGAATCTATCAAGACCATCAACATCTCTAACTTGTAGAGATTTTGTGTCAAGTTCAAGAAGACTGAGAGAGGTCAACTCTTCAAGAGTAGAAACCCTATCATCAATCTTACCAATATCCCTCATCGTATATCTTCTGTTATCGACGAGTTTGATAACTACGTCGCTAGTATCATAAAGATATGCTGGATATTCAATAGTTGCAATATCCATTGCTTCCTCAACATTGGTAGGAACCTTTGGATTAAGTGCAGATACGCCTTTGATAACGGAGAACTTACCAAGTTTATCTAATACAACCTTATCAATTCTAGGTAAGTAATAATCATAACCTATCAATGAACTTTCTGAAGGAGCAAGAACCAACGCTGGGTTGGTTGAAGCACCAAAGGTTCTGCTTGAGAATGCAAATGGTGATGAAGTTGTTGAAGTGAATGGAGCGACTCTTGGTCTAAAGTCAAGTGTGTCTGATGCTCTAATACCATCAGCAAGGATTGGAATATCTTTACCGTATCTCTCCTGATCGTAAGAGTTTACAGTGTATACGTCACCAGTGTCGTTTGTTGGAATAGTGTAGCGATTAAAGATTGCAGTAATCTTATTAGTTGGGACATATCCATCACTCTTTCTTACGAGTTTTGAATAATCGCAATACTGCTCTCTATGTCCCTTATCAAGAGAGAATTTATTTGTAATATCTTGATAGTTACCTTCATTGACTGCGGTAGACAGTGAAGTGATATTTGATTCCTCAAAAGTTACACTTTCACCAACAACAAACTTATTGGAGTTGAGATATACAATTTCAACCTTTGTTGCTGAAGATCTGGTTACTAACTGAGCGATAGCACCTGAGGTTGCACCAACAATTCTCTCACCAAGAATTGAATTCGTATCTAAACCAAGACCAGATGGGAATTCAAGAGAATCTAAAGTAGGAGCACTTGAGTTATATGACTCATAAACTGCAATGACTTCTACTACGTCTGGATGATTGAGAGAGATTTCTCTATCTTCAACTCTAGTTCCATAGAACTTACTTTCAGTCAGACCAGTCGTACTAGTAGAAACACCAGATACCGTTCTAGTGACTTCTACCTTTTCACTTCTAGTATACTCTTTCTTTTTGTTCTTGATATTATTTTTCTTGACAGTTACGGTAACGGTAACATTGTTTGTTTGGCTTGCAGTCAAACCTGTGAATGTAACGCTAGATCCGCCACCACTTAAACTAAACTGATCTGAAGTAAGATCCTCAATAGAACCATCACTATAGAAGATTCCATATCTCTCAGAATCAAAGGATTCAAACAGTGCGCTACTGATTCCAACCGAAGAAATAGGAATAGTTAAATTACCAGATGCATCTGTCGATTCTAAGAGAATATCTTTCTTGACAAGCAGAGTAGAATCTGCAAGATCTACAGATGCAATGTTGCTATTATCAATCTTTGCATATAATCCACCATTGTCTCTTGCTAATGGTGAACCGATTGTAAATGGAACTTCTACATCTGCACCAGGCAGATTACCGCTGTTAACACCATCGACATGAGTAATTGCAGAAACGGTCATTGAAGACCCATCGGCAGCAACTGCAGAAACTCTATTATAAGTTTCTGTTGATAAACCAGCAATCTGATATCTAATAATGGTATCAGTCTTAATACCACTAAATGATTTGCCTGGAGAAGTTACGTTACCCCCAGAAGTGATTCTAATTCTATCTGAAATGCTGAAGTTCTTTGGAAGTGATCTCTGAAGGACGGTATCACCAGTAAAGTCGTGCTGGTAGTCAGTTCCGTTATCACTATTTTGATATACAGATTTTACATCCTTAATACCGAATGTGCGTACAGATACAACCGATCTTGAAACTTCAGTAGTCTCGTTGATTAGAAGTTGCTCTCCAGCAATGAATGTTCCAGATGTTTGATCCAGTGTGAGAACTGATGATCCACCTGGAGCAGTTACAACATAACCAGAAGCACCGCTACTTACGCCACGAACGAATGAAGATGCGGGACACTGTGCTGAACTCAATCCTCCATTTGTAGTTACTTCTGTATAAGTTTGAACGTCAAACAAATACAGATCCCAGTCTGTTGTTGCATCCGTATATGATGCATCTGTCAAGCTGAATGAATATATTCTTGCTTCACCAATTAGATGACCGTTACCAGCAGCTCTAGAACTAACTCTCTCGCTATGGAGTTTTACTGTGTTGGAGTTATTATTGACCCCAAGAATTGGAGTTCCTTCGACGTTATTTACCCTTAAGAGTGTTCCAAATTCAAATGGAACTAATGATTGTGAGACAGTGTTCTTATCTCTTGGTTTTTCTACATCAAGGATAGTCGTTCCTGTTGCATCAATATCATATCCTCTGACATATGCTTTGCCTGGAGAAATTTTGATAGATGCCAAGTCTTCTGAAGGAGTATTTCCTTCGTCAGTCTTTTGTGAAGATGTAAATACACCCTCGTTCGACAGACCATTGTTGAGTGATTCTTTTACTTCAACATCAAATCTGCCTACACTATAATCGCCAGACTCTTCATAAGTTCTTTGTGCGAAATAGTCTCTAATAATACTATATTCACTCTTGTTTTGGAGTTTCTTGATTTCTCCATTGTCAATCTTAATTAATTCTACAAATGTTTTATCACTGAAATCAGTTAAAAACTTCTTAGATAAGACTGTAGTAATCTTAAGTCTATCTGCACCAGGTGCAGAATAGTTGGAATATCCCTTTGCGTTATCGTAGAGTGAAGAATCATCCTTAGCAGAAATAGTTTCTTCAAGAATAGTCAAACCTACTCTGTAAGATGGACTTGCAGAGTATGGGTCTAATACTAACTTATCTTCAGCAACGTCTACAAAAGTGCCTCTGATAAAGTAAACTCCAGCACCAATAGAAACTGCAGTTCCTCTAGCACAAGAGTTAGTACCTACAAGATTTGCTACGGTATCACCAGCGTTGATTGTGGTATTTCCGTAAGTAAAACTTTCTTCTGTAATAAGAACTTCGCCATCATCAAAGTATTCTGCAGTGGTGCTTGTTCCAGAGTTCAGATACTTAACAAAGATTGTGGGATCAGTAATCCCATCAACCTCAGAAACATTAGAATACTTATCAACTACTGCTACAACTCCAGAGGTTTGACCTCTAACTCTCTTACCAACTAAGTTGCTAGCATAAACTGAAATATCAATACCAAGATGATCCTCACTCAACCTTACTGAGTAATATTCTGGATCATAATTTACGTTCCCGGGGATAACCATCGATCCCTCTTTGAAAACGTGACTTCCAAACGATTCTACTTGGTTTTGAAGAATCGATTGTAAAGTTGTCAGTTCTCTGGCTTGAACTGGGTATCCTGGTTTGAATAAGACCCTATAAAAATTATCGTCCTTATCAAAATCGTCATAATAGGGACTTATATTGAGATTCGTTTTTTGTGGCATTTTTTAAAATTCCAGGATAATTTTAACGTCTTCTTTTTGTCTAGAATTTCTTGATATTTCAGGACGGTTATCAATGTAGATAATATCTCCCGACCCTTTATTTATCTCAGGAGAAGCAAGTCCGTTTGTGAACTGCGTACCAAGAGCGATCAATTTGTTACCTGTTGGATTTGTAGTAATACCAGTAAAGTTGGTATCTACAGAACCTGAGAAGTTGTTATTGCTTGTTACCGAATTTGTAGAACTTGATTCAAAAGCAAGAACTTTTGATCTGGTAGAAATACCAACATAGTCTACGTTGTCATATGTAGTTTGATTCAAGAACAGAGATCTGTCTTGGAAATACTTGACAACCTTTGTCTCAACATCATATGAAGCAACAAATCCCTTGGCAGTTCCATCAGTAACTGTTTGACTGATCTCATCTCCAACTGACAAAGTGCCAGAAGGAGTTCCAGTAAACTTGATGGCGTTCAGTGAGGAGAACTGATTCTCAGTGAATACTGCAGTAGATCCAATAGAAGTTGGATTCTTCATAATACCAATCTGTGCGAAGTTGGTATCTATTGGGAAGTCTCTTGTAGAATCATCAAATCTTGCATAGACTAAAACTTTGTCAGATCCCAGTTCTCTGTAGATATCATATCCATGACCTTTTGAAGGTGGAATGATAGGTATCAACTCTGCTTTAGTTGATGAACTTGAGTTGATAGAACCAAGATCAACTATTCCGTAACTATATCCACTTCCACCAGCAGAGATGATTGCGTTGGTTATATTGCCAGAACTATTAACTTCTATGACTGCTTTTGCACCAGTACCGTCGCCAAGGATATCAACTTCATGAGAACCTTCAGAATATCCAACACCACGGTTTTCAATATAAATTTTCTTCAGTTGATTCTCATTATCATCAGAATTTCCATTATCTCTTACCGCCTTTACCTGAGTATTTGTGGAAGTTCCCCAATCACTAGGAAGTGAAATGTACTCGGTAGAGTCAAACTTGATGATATCACTTGGAGAAACAGTATAAAGATACTTCCAAGTATAACCATCACCACTAACGCCAGCAGCAGAGGGTTCTAAATCTGTGAAAGTTGGTTCGTCGAGAGATGCATTACCGTTGGTATTGATTCCTGAAGAACCATTATCTATACAAATATAAACCTTAAACTCACTATTCATTACATAATAGTTTGAATTATAAAGTCTAGAAGACTTGGTAATTGGAGAAAGGTTTGAGGAACTGTAGTCATGACGATACATTTCGTATCTAGTGCCTTGAGTCCAGTCTATTCTTCTAACAAGTCTTCTCACATTAGTGGAAGAAACTCTCTTTCCATAAAGAGCGTTGTCACTAACAAAGTTAGTGTAATCAATATTATCTGTAGGTGCTGGTGTATTTGTATCCCAATCCGTCTGCCTCTCATATCCGCTAGCCTTTGGATTTGAAAGACCAACAAAAACATAATACGAGTTGGAATCACTAGTGACGGAATCTACAAAATTACCCGCATTTAATATTCTAAATTGATCTGTTACAATTGCCGCCATCTTAATAGCTTTTTTCTATATTTATAAGTAGGTTCAATCAGAATTTCTTCCTGAGACTTCCAGAATCTCTCAAACCATATCCTCTTCTTTGAATTGAAGGGAACGTCGTCAGACCCAGATTGACAGTCAATCCAGTGACACCAATAGAAATTGGTGAATCATCTCTAGTAAATCCTGACAATCTACCCCAGGAGAATCTTCCAACTGGATTTGTTGTACCAACACCAACCGTTGATAATCCAGTTGTATCGGTGCCAGAATCAATGTTGACGATTATGTCTGCATTTGCAGCACCTGGGTGGTTGAGAGTGTGAATGATATAGACGTTATCGAGGAATGTTGTACCAATTCCAACAACTGCAGAGTTACCACTATCAACGGAAGTCACGCCAGAACCAATAGAAGTATTCTTAATTAAGATTGGATAACCTTCCAGTAAGTCGGCATTGAAGTCTGGTGAATGGAGGAAGAACTGAAGTGCAAGTGGATGACCGCCTGTACCCGTTGTGGTTGTAATTCCTGTGATAATACCAGAGAATCCTTCAACATCATCAATTCCAGTAATGTTTTCGTATGATGTATTGGTTGTTGGTGCAAGAACTTGAGGTGGATTTGTTTGGGTATATCCAAATCCAGGATTAGTTATCGTTGCAGTATCGAGAGCACCGTTGGTAACCGATACCGTTGCAGTAGCAGTTGTTCCAACTCCAACCCCAATTGCTTTTGGTGCAGCAATAGAGACGCTAACGGAAGAACCAGTGTATCCAGAACCACCATCATTGATAGTCAAACTACTGATAGTTCCTGCAGCAGAAACAACTGCAGTTATTGCTGCTGCTACTGGATCTGTACCCTGAACGATAATTCCATCTACATCAGCGATTACAATAGAACTTTCATTCTCTTCATAGTTGAAGAACTGTGCGTTATCGACAAAGAGTTGAGTGTCTGTAGTTGAGAAATCGCCAATAATCTTAGAAGTTGGATAAACTTGTGCTTCGATAGAATCTCTTGCCTTGGAGATAACTTCATTATTGATAATCAAATCAGACTTTTGCTTAGTCCAATCAACTGGTTTATAGTTATCTTCATCAATACCAAGACCAGTATAAATGTTAGTTTCTACTCTATCTGATTCTGAAATTTTATGTACGACTCTTGGATCTTGTCCGACAGTATCCTCATTTGCAGGATTCTTGCGAACCGTGAGAGTATCACCAACTTTAACAGTCTCAGTTATATCTTGAGTTAAACTATCAGTTCCTCTTGTACCTCTGTAGAAGAAGACGCTGACATTATCTTCTGGTCTTGGTGGTTCAGTGAATCTGAATGAAGTACCACCTTCAAATGTATATGCTTCACCAGGTTTCTGGATAACACCGTTGACGAATATCAGCAATACTGCATTGAGGTCAATCTGTGCTGAATCTGCATCATCTTCATCAATTTCAAAACTCAATAGTTGATTATTGTAATAAAGTGGGAATCTCTGTCTAGTTCCGTCTTGTAAGGTTGCAATAGAATCAATATAATCAAGTTCACCAAACTGCCAAGCAGAGAATCCATCAGTAAAGGTATCAAGAACCGTAAGTTCGAATTGTGTAGTTACTCCAGACAGATTTCTGTCTGTAACCAAACCAACTGGAGTGAATACATCACCAACTTTAAATCCATATCCAGGTCTGGTTATGTTGAACGTCTTAACTTCAAATAAGGTAGATCCAATACCTGTAGTAGAAGTTTCTCCAACTTCAACCGACAATAAGAGACCAGTTCCAGTATCTGTTGTTGCTCCAATTCCAAGTCTGGATACACCAACAACTTCAAGATTTTCATAAGAAGGTTCAGATACCAGAATTGCAGGATTGCTGTATCCAGTACCACCAGCACCAACAGAGAAGGATAATGTTCCGCCAGCACCAACTGTTGCTGTAATAGAAGCAACGTCGCCAACGTGATTTTCTTCGAATACCGAAATGCCGATAGAAACGATTCCGTTATAACCAGATCCAACAATATCTGTTGTTCCGAGACCAACCGAAACAATAGAACCGCCAGCACCGACGACTGCAGTTACTGATGCGCCTACGAGAGGGGCATAACCAAGTCCAGGTGTTGATCCGAGAGAAACAATAACTCCACCTCTTGGAAGTTGATTGATATTTACATCATATTCGGAATTAATAATGTCTCCACTATTGTCAGTTATACCAGTGAATACTACACTAGAAATGCCAGAGTTCTCAGAGAAACTATAGTTGTTTCCACTATTGTTCGATGTTGTTGGAGTCTGGAATATATTATTGAGGAAGAGGACGCCACTTCCAGTTTCAATACCAGTTGTATTTGCTCCACCAACAGTCAAGGTGTAAGTAGCACCAATTCCAGTAAATTCTCTGGAGATATTATCATATATTTGGTTTGTGGAATAATCCTGTCTCAGATAGACTCTACCACCAAAGGTGGATCTTGGGAACTCTAAGTTTCCTGCATCTACAGGTTCGGATGATCCGCTTCCTGTAGGTGGTTCGGTAAAGTGAATCTTAGAACCAACAATATTGAAAGATCCAATATAAACTCTTGCTTCAGTTGAATCTGTGTGAGAAGTTGCGGATGAACCAACAAATCCTCTTTGTGCCTTAACGACATTGAATGATCCAGTTCCAGTGATAGGTCCAACAGATGTCGTACCAAGACCAACTGATTCAACCTTAAGATATTCATCTTCAATCCTGAGAAGATCTCCTGGGAAGATGGTGGCAATGCCAGTCATTGCAAAGAATGTTGCACCAGCAGAAACACTTCCACTGATATTATTTTGCAGAGTGTATGCTACTGAAGTATAGGTTATAGGAGATTGAACGATACCGTCGATAGAGATAATGGATTTCTCCATCTTCTTCTCCATCTCAAGAGTGTGTGCGTTACCATCTCCTGCAGAGCTGAAAGTGATTGCAGTTCCAGCATTTGCATTTGCAAGACTTGATGCGATTCTGAACTGATTGTTATTGACTCTGATAGCAAAGACTGTGGTTCCGATACCAGTTCCACCAGAATCCTGCATATCACTTGAAGTTTGACCTTCAAATGAAGTTCCTGAAGCATAGAACAGTTTCTCTCCAGTGTTGAAGAAGTGATCGTCAATGGTAAATGTACCAGTTCCAAGTTCAAGAACATCAGTATCTGATGGATTGAATGTCTTCTGGAAGATTGGAGTACCTGAATATTCCAAATCAAACGCAGTCTTATTGATTCTATCTCCATTGATTGCATCATATTGAGAGATAAGAACACTCTCACTCATAGGTCCATAAACCAGATCAAGAGGAGTGTTGACAAAATCAAGTTCAGTTTGAATGATTTCACTTTGTGTCTGTACTGTAATAACATCGGTTATACCAGACTCAGGGAAGAACTGAAGTTCTAAGTTTGAACCTGAAAGGACAGAACCAAATGTTCCGATTCCTGTTGTATTTTCTACAGCAAGGAATGGATACTGGACCAGATATGAATCTGTTCCATCGTGAGTTATCAGCATCTGGTGCAGCGCACTGGTGCTTCCATAACTTACTTTTGCAATAGACTTGATAGAAGTAACATCGGAAGACGATACTGTGAATACTGTAGATACTCCAGAAGCAACTACAAAGTTACTTTGAATTCTTGCACTTCTTACACTATCTGCAGGTTGACCTGTTGCTGCAAATCTGTAAGTTCCAATGCCCGAAGCAGTGGTTCCAAAGCCAACGATCTTAGAGCGAATGAATACAGTATCAGACTCGTCGTTAGTGAAGTCAATAGAAAGAACGCCAGAATCAATATTGGCAGCAAATGATCCGATAAAGTTTCCAGAAGTCTGATATGTATCAGCATTATCGAAGAAATATTCCGAAATGTAGGTGTCAGTTCCATCATGATCTACATAAATTTCAACATAATTTCTTTCATTGTTTGCAGTATTTCTAACCTCTACATTAGCAAAGAATGCTTCGGTTGAAGAAACATTTGCACTAATAATAGATTCTGTAGTTCCAGAAGATACGGATACGTTTGAACCAGTGAGATTGATAAATCCGATAGACTGTGTTCCAACACCAGCAAGGGTTGAAGAGAAGTTATTCTTGATTACTTTAATATCGTAATCAGAATCGAAACTATCGGTTGGAGTGAATCTCAGACTCAGACCATCATCTGGACCAATGAATCCACGAATCTCTCCAAGATCTTCATTTTCACTGACAACAGTGCCCTTTTCGAGTGTTAAAATATTTCCGTCTGGTGAAGGTAAGGTAACAAGTTCGATTGTTTGTCTATCTGGATCATCTGAACTTGGATTTGAAATCTGAACCAAGAAACGACTATATCCGTCAGCAACATTGTATTCGTCAACGTCAACAAACAGATCACTGCCACTTCTTCCACTGAGGAACTCATCATTTATCTGGTCTATTTCCAGTACTCTGTTTGTCAGGCATTTGATGTAGTCTGAAAGTTTGATATTCTCAAACTTGAGGAACTTAGACTTATTAGACTCAACTTCAAGATCAATGACTCTATCAAAGTTGTTGATAGTGTCAACTCTCTTACTCTCAATAATATCAAGCAATGCCAAACTACTTGCAGACTGAGGAGTAGTTGATGCAGTAGATGCTCCAGATACACTTGCTGTGCTGGTTATACCAGTATCTGCAAAGTTCTTGAGACCGGATGTGTGGAGGAGTCTATTAACAGGCGTTACAAGATCTTCCCACTCAATTGGACTCTTGATTGTGTAAGAGAGATTCTGATAGTAGTCGTTATCTGGAGTTACCTGATAATCTTCATTGAGTTTACCAACATCGTCAGCCCATCCGATATCTTTTCTGAGTGAATAGTCTACTCTGAATATAGCTCTATTTTCAGTGGTTGTATTGACGGTTGCTAATGTTCCAGAATCCTTTCCAAGGATAACGTCACCTTCTTCAAGTGTGTATGTTCCATATACCTTGATAAAGTCTTCACTATCTTCAGTAATAACCAAATCTCTTTCAGTATAAGTGGAACCATTCTTGGTGTATAAAGTTTCGCCAACAATAAAGTTATTCTTTGTCTGAGTTACTGTAAATACAGGATAGTTCGACTTGCTAATGATAGAAGCAAAAGAATTCTGATTCGTTACTGCAATACCTGCATTTGAGGTGAAGTCTGAAATATCAAATGCTACAATAGCGGGGTTTGTATTAGTATATGAAGTTACGGTGAAGAAATTATACTCATGGTCTTCAGAGTTGAATCCTTCGCCATCAGTACCGTACTTTTGAATTCCTTCAACAAAGATTTCTTCACCGACACTAAATACATCCGTGCTGAACCCAGTGAGAGGTGTTACGAGAGTACAAGTTACAATTCCAGAAGAAGACGATCTGATCGTGCTTATTGCAACACCATTGCTGTTGTTGATAGCATATACTTTGTTGACAGTTTCCGACAGTCCCTTAGGAGTTTCCTGGATTGAAACACTAGCAATAGATGAACCTTGAAGTTCTGCCTCTAAGAAACCAGTATCGTAAGCAGTTCCATTATCTGGATTTACGATAACGAGATCTGGTGCTGTTGTATAATTTGAACCTCCAGATACAATACTGATACCAGAAATAGTATTCTTGTTGATAACATTGACGATAGGTGAGATATAAACCTCTGGGTTCAGAGTCTTATCTGCAGAGAAATCAAAACCTTGATCGATGATAGTGACTTCATTGATTCTACCGATTTCTGTAGATTGTGGAATGATATCAGCATTTACACCTGCAGCAGAGGTGATATTTACAAACTTTGGAAGTTTCTTGTAGTTATTACCAGAAGAAATAACTTTCAGTGAATCTACACCACCACGAGCAGTTGGAGAAGAAGATGAATACTTCAGAGTCTCGGTATTGCTTGAAGTATAATTTGATACTTCTGGGATAGATGAAAGTGAAATATTAAATGTATTTGAAGTTATGCCAGAGATTTTATAGGAACCATTGTAAGCACTATCTACAAAAGCAATCTCCGCATTACTGGATACTTCAGTATCAGACGTGCTAATGTATCCACCCTTTTCTAAAGCATAATAAAGTCTTGTTGACAACCCTTCACTATAATCCAATGTAACTGTAGCATTAGTGGTAACACC